GAGCCCCAATGAAGATTTTGTCGCCACCAGCCCGAACCAGCCTGAACCAGCGCCAACTGGCCATGACCAGCCAAGACTGGAAACGATGGTTCCAGATCATGCCGGCTCACTAGCTGGACTTGTGGGGGACATGGCCCAGAAGGTACTTGGTGTCACTTTGATGCCATGGCAAATGCACGCTCTTGAAGGGATGCTTGCGGTTGACGCCGATAACAAGTTTGTGCATCGCTCGAGCCTTGTGTCGGTTGCGCGTCAGAACGGTAAGACCACAATCATCCAAGCGCTTATTCTGTTTTGGCTTGTGGAGATGCCAAAGATACGTGGCGGTAAACAGACCGTGGTATCTGGCGCGCACAGACTTGACCTTGCGTGTTTGTTGTTTGATGATCTGTCGCCAATCCTTGAGGAGTATTACGGCGCCAAGATCGTCAAGTCTTACGGCCGTTATCAGGCCACCATGCCAGACGGCAGCAAGTGGTGGGTCAAAGCATTGAAGCCGAACCAAGGTCACGGTATGAGCATTGACTTGGTGATCGTGGACGAGTTGTTTGACGTCAACCCCGACTCTGTTGAAGGCGGTCTGTTGCCGGCACAGCGCGCACGCAAAAACCCGTTGGCGTGTTTCTTTAGTACTGCTGGCACCGAAGAATCCGTGTTGTTTCAGCGTTGGCGTGAGGCAGGCATCCGAGCAATTGACAAGGGTGAGCCGTCCACGATGTATATGGCGGAATGGTCGCCTGACCCGAGCCTTGACCCGTTGCATCCTGCGTCATGGGCGTGGGGTAATCCTGCACTTGGCCACACGTTGGACATGGACACAATTAGGCAGGAGTCAACTAACCCTGATCGGGCGTCGTTCTTGCGCGCATCTCTAAACCTTTGGGTGAGTGTTGTGCGCGGTTGGATTGAGCCAGGGCGTTGGCCGTCATTGGAATACACAGGGGACATCCCTAGCGGTGGTGTCGTGGCGATCGAGTCTTCGCTGGACGACTCCCGATACAGCGCGACCAGATGCGTCAACCTGTCTGACGGTCGGGTGCTTGTCACCGTGGCCTTTATTGCCGAGTCAATTACAGAGCTTTGGGACAACGTGCAGGAACTTGCCAAAGACCCGACGATTAGGTTTGCGCTGTCGCCGACCGTGGACGCAACCTGCCCACCAAACATTGAGCGCCGCCGAGTCGTCGTTGGCTATGCAGAACTAGGACGGTTTACACCGCTTGCCAAAAACATGATCGCAGAAGCACGACTGTTACACACGGGAGAAAAACTACTTGCCGAACATGTCCAGCGCGCGGTTGCGGTACGCACGGATAACACCATAGTTTTGTCCAGTAAGCGCAGTCCAGGGCCTATCGAGTTAGCGCGAACAATGGTCTGGGGTATCGGCATGTGTGCGCGACCAGCCCACACAGGTAAACCCATGCTGGTTGCCGTCAACCACTAACATTCTCGTCGGCGACCGCACGCTCTAGCCTTTTGTCGGAATCGGATTAGTCACGTGCGGTTGCCACTTATATGGCAGAGTGGTAACTATGGCGATCTTTAACAAAACCAAAAAAGCAGCAATCAGCCCAGCGCCAGCAAAGGCGGCTGCAGCTGGTGGGTTTGCGCCTGGTTACTCGTCGTCCAATGTCGGCGTGAACATGATCGGCCAGTACTACACCTATCGAGAAGGTGAATTGAGGGCGGCGGCGGTGTCCATCCCTGCCTTGTCAAGGAGTCGAGACTTGCTGGCATCCGTAATTGGCTGCATGCCGTTGCGTATGTATAACGAAGTTTGGAACGAAGAAGAAGAAGAAATGGAGCGCAAATATATTGCGCCTAGGAGTTGGTTGCGTCGCCCAGACCCGACCGTTAATTACAACTTCCTAATGTCGTGGACGTTCGACGACCTGTATTTTTACGGACGCGCATTCTGGTACATCACGTCGCGCACAGCTGACGGGTATCCAGCGTCCTTTACTCGACTCCCTGCCGGCAGCGTGACCACCACCGACATGTCTTCTGGAATGTGGTTTGCTCCGTCTTCGCAGGTGTATTTCCAAGGTGGAGAAATTGACCCTAAAAACCTTGTGCAATTCTTGTCGCCGACTCAAGGTCTTGTGTATTCATCGCAAGCCGCTATTGAAACTGCGCTCAAGATTCAAGAAGCCAGAGCGCGCAACGCATCTTCAAGCATTCCTGCTGGCGTACTAAAGCAGACTGGTGGTGAACCGCTAAGCGCGCAAGAACTTGCTGATCTTGCTGCAGCGTTTAACGCCGCGCGCGCAACCAATCAGACCGCCGCACTAAACGAATATCTGTCTTATGAGCCAACCACAATGTCACCAGACAAGATGCTTTTGATTGAGTCAGCGAACTACAGCGCATTGGAAACTGGTGGCCGTATTGGAAACGTACCGCCATACTTGCTCGGAATATCAACTGGGTCTTATGCCTATTCCAGTTCACAGAATGCACGTATGGACTTGTTGTTTTTCGGCATCAAAATGTACGCCGACGCAATTGCAGAAACATTGTCAATGAACAACATTCTTCCAAATGGAACCTTTGTTGCATTCGACTACGAGTCGTACATTGAGGAAAACTATTTAGCCGACACAATGGAAAACACACAAACAGTTATTGAAGATAACTCGCCAGAGGAGATGCCATCATGATCAAACTAATCGCAGGAGAGTTCACACTTGACGCCGCCAAAGGCGACGCACCACGACGCACCATCAGCGGAACCGCCGTTCCCTACAACGTGCCGGCAACGGTTTCGGACGGCACAGCTGTAATCTTCCGCCCAGGCTCATTGCCAGTCGAGGGCAAAGCCCCGCGCTTGTTTATGTACCACGACGCAAGCATGCCAGTTGGTGTTGTGACCGAGCGCGTGGACACCGAGCAGGGCATGATGTTTAGCGCCAAGATCAGCGCAACCAGCCTCGGTAACGATGCTTTGGTTATGGCGCAGGACGGCACAATTGACCAAGTATCTGTTGGCGTAAACCCAACCAAGTTCTCATACGACGAAGCAGGAACCATGATTATCGAAGCAGCGGATTGGACAGAGTTATCACTCGTTCCGATCGGCGCGTTTGGTGACATGGCAAACATCGCCACCGTCGCTGCGAGTATCCACCAAGAGCCAGAAGAAGTAGTGTTAAATGAAGAAGTAGTCCCAGAACAGGAGATAGAACCCATGTCAGAAGTAACCGCACCAGCAGTTGAGGCAACAATCCCAACCGCGCCAATTTTTGCACAGGCCAAAAAAGAGTTCGTACTGCCATCAGCAGGCGAATACATGGCCGCTTACCACACAGGTGGCGACACGTTCGCAAACATCAACAAGGCTGTTGCTGAATACACAGCATCAAAGAAAACTGCGTTGCAGGCAGCTGCGGGCGATGTGTTAACTACTGACACACCTGGCTTGCTCCCTGTGCCGGTGCTCTTGCCTCTCGTGCAAAATGTTAACTTTTTGAGGCCTGTAGTTGAGGCACTTGGCGCACGCGCTTTTCCAGACGGCGGACAATCAAAAACTTTTATTCGTCCAACGATCACCACGCACACCGACGTCGGAACGCAATCAACTGAATTGTCAGCTGTAACCGCGCAGACAATGGTCATTGCCTCAAACTCGGTCAGCAAAACAACCCTCGCGGGCCAAGTGACCCTCTCAATTCAGGATGTGGACTTCACGTCAGGTCCAGCAATGTCACTCATCTTGAATGACCTCATGGGCGAATACATGATTGCATCTGACAACTTGGCTGCAGACAACTTGCTCACCGCAGCAACTTCATCTGGAGTTTGGGATGGAACCGTTGCAGACTTGCTCAAGTCGGTTTATGACAGCGCAGTTGACATCTCGAATGGTCGTAACTTCACCCCAACACACATGTTTGTTTCACCAGACGTATGGGGTCAGATGGGACAGCTCGCCGACACCACAGGTCGTCCAGTATTCCCATTCATCGGCGCTGGCCTCACCGGTCAGAACGCACTTGGTGGCGGAAACGCAACATCATGGAACGGCAACCCACTCGGTCTGCAATTGGTAGTTGACAGCAACTTTGCTGCAAAGACCATGATCATCACCCGCGTAGGTCAAGGTTCAGGCGACGCATTCGAGTTCTACGAATCAATCCGTGGCTTGATGAGCGTTGAAGTACCTGCAACCCTTGGTCGCACAATGTCATTCCACGGATACGTTGCAACCTTTGCTGCAATCGGTGGCATGATTCGCAAGATCACCCAGGCTTAGTAGAAAGGCGGCCTAACCGCCATGGCTACTTACACAGTTACTAACAAGTACCTGATTGACAACTTTGCCGTACTGCAACTCCTGACCCCCAGCGAGATTGCAGTCGGCAGTTCAATCACGGTCGCTGGAGTTGACGCAACATTCAACGGCACTTACTCGGTGCGCGCATTGCCACAGTATTTGTTTCTTGGTATTGATACGCAGGGCGATCTGCTCTACGACTATCAGGTGCCGATCGCTGATCAGGTGCTTTACGCTAAGACCGCTGACGATGTTTTGCGTGTTGCCGCGTCTGGGACTGTTGCCAATGACCCTGTTTGCACGTGGGTGACTGCCGCGCAGGTCATGTCATACCTTGGCATCACCATTGCAAACCCGTCAGACGATTACACGTTGTTGACGCAATCGGTGTCGGCTGGCAACCAGTTCTGTTATCGCAGGCGTCAGGAATCTTCGTATATCGACTCGCTAAGCGTCTCACCGGGTGGCGACGTCACATTGGGCACCTTGATGTATTGCGCCGCTCTGTGGCGCTCTAGGGGCTCAATAGAGGCAACGTACGCCACTTTTGACGGCATGGGCTCGGCACCACAGCAAAGCCTGACCCCGATCGTCAAGCAGCTGCTTGGCATCCCACGTCCAGCGGTTGCCTGATGTCGTACACCGACCTGTTCAACGAAGCGATTGATGATGTCACCGCAACGTTGACCGCGGTGTCTGGGCTCCGTGTAATAAATGACCCAACACGTCTCGTTCCTAACTCGGTCTATTTGGACGCGCCAAATTTCACCACATTTGCTGGCAACGGCAACATTGTGCGTCTCGAGTTCCCGATCAAGGTCATTGGCTCTGGCCCTGCAGGTCTGCCGGTGCTCCGCTCGATCTTGAGCATTGTTGCAAGTGTGCTTAACTCGCCGATCATTGTTATGGCTGGCCGTCCGTCAAGCCTTGAAATCGGTGGCGCGTTGTACCCGTGCTACGACCTTGATTGCGCTATCCAAGCCCAGACCGCATAATCCACAACTACCGAATACAAATCATCTACTATCAGAACAGAACTTAAGGAGCAAACATGCCAGCATCAACTTACCTCTCGAACCCAACAGTCAAAATTGGAACCGCAATCGGCACCATTGTTGACATCACCGATCAGGTCAGCGCAGCAACGTTGACGGTCACCGCGGAAGCTCTTGAAGATACCGCATTCGGCCAGACATCCCGCACCATGACGGCAGGGTTGTTCTCGAATAGTTTGACATTGACGGTCTATGCCAGTTATGCAGCGTCAGAGTCGTACGCGGTTCTTGCACCGTTGCTTGGCACCAAGTGCACCGTCAAAGTAAACCCAACAAGCGCTGGTGATTCGGCAACTAATCCAGGCTTTATTTTGACCGATACTTATTTTTCAAGCCTGCCTGTCGTGAACGCGTCCTTGGGAGAGCTTTCGGTTTACGAGATCGAGCTACAGGGCGGCACGTACTCGGTTGACACCACCGCATAATCAACGGCTCCAAGCCGACATAGGAGAACAATGAAAATCAAGTTGCAGTTAAAGCGCACACCCGACAGCGCACCCGAGTATTACTACACAAACCTATTTGTGGTTACTGAATGGGAACGGCTTGAACGTCGCAACATTCAACAGCTCTCCGCAAACCCGTTGTACTCGGATTACGCCTGCTGGATGCACACAATTCTCAAGATCAAAGGCGAGCAAGTAGGGGACAACTGGCGCGAATGGCTAAGCAAAAACCCTGACATCGACATTCTGCCGGTACTGGACGAGACAGACCCAAACCCTACGGACGCGGCACCTACCGCCGCCAACTAGCAGAAGTATTGGTCGCGGTCGGTTGGTGGCCCAGCGACATTGTGTTTGACTCAAAAGACTTGGCAACGGTCATTAAAGTGCTTAACGAGGCAAACAAAAAACGGA